TGGAAGAGCATAACCGCCCAGCTCGACAGGAGCGCAGCGGTTAAGCTGGTGCACGCAAGCCGAGGAAAGCACGCACGGGCGGAGCCGATAGCCAGCCGGACAGAGCAGGGCCGTGTTCACTTCGTGGGTATTTGGCCAGAGCTTGAGGACCAACTTACAAACTACGTGCCGGGGCTCAGCAGAAAATCACCCGATAGGTTAGACGCTTTTGTATGGGCATGCACCGAGCTGGACCTGCTGCCAAGCTTCGATATCTCGATTAATCCTGATGACGGATTCGTGGCGAGCTCGTGGATATGATGGCAGAGGTACGCAAAGCAAAAGCGCGGCGAAGATTCGCACCTGTGGGTAGAACGCGGCGCGGACCAGGGGCGCGCAAAGCAGAGGCGCGCAGTAAAGCACTGGCCCCGAAGGTAAAGGCTGTATTTGATAGGTATTACAAGGTTCTGGTCGATGAAGAGATAAAGCGCGTAAAGGGGATGGTCAGAAAAAGCGCAGCCGACCGCGCACGATTCATCGAGCAGATGGCTACGCTTTTGACTATCAGCGGCATTAGAGAAATTGAAGACGCAGGAAAAAGAGACGACCCTGATTTTAAGGTATCGCCGACGTTCTATCAGCAATACTTTAATGAGAAGAAGAACGCAGCCACGGCAATGCTTACGAATGTTGATAATGAGTTCAAAACCAATATGCGCAAGTTTATGGCGCAATGGCTAACCGAGGATCCCGGCATAACTCAGGCAGAGCTTGCGCGTAGAATTAGGTTTTCTTTCTATGCTGACGGGGCCGAGGTCTTAGCACCGAATCAGAAGCCAAGCCGGGGAGTGCTTGAACCGCTGGAACGTGGGCCACGGATTACCCGCGATGTATTCAGTAGGGCCTCACTCATTGCCCGCACTGAAATGGGGATGGCACAGAACAGGGCAAACATCGAAGCACTTAGGGCAACAGGCAGAAAATACAAGCTGTGGATGCCAGAGCGAAGCGACGGCGGAAGAGGCCACCAAGAAATGAAGGGCGTGATTGCCCCGATTGGTGAACCGTTCGAACTGCCTGATGGTACGCCGATGATGTATCCCGGCGACCCTGGCGGCCCTATAAAGCACGTAGCAAATTGCAGATGCGGAATCGCAACACCAACCCCGTCTCAAGTTCGAGCTTATGAGCGCAAGATGGGAATAACTCCGAGCAAATTGACTGAGCTATAGTCAAAAAGGAATAAATAAGATGGCAGAAGAAAAGAAGAACGAAGACGAGACGATGGATATCATCGGGGCCAGTGGCTTGAGCCAGTACGGCGGCAGAATTTCAGAGGAATTTTTGCCTGACCTAAAAGGCGACAAAGCCGCCCGCATGTACAAAGAGATGAGCATGAACGAGCCGGTCATCACCGGCATACTTTACGCTATCAGAACGCTCGTTCGACAGACCAAGTGGGAAATAAGAGAATCAGACGACACGCCAGAAGCAAAGGCGGCGGCTGAGTTTGTTTCTGAGTGCCTGTTTGAAGACATGGAGCAAACCTGGTCGGATACGTTGAGCGAGATTCTAAGCTTTCTCACCTTCGGTTATTCAGTAAACGAAATCACTTATAAAATCAGACGCGGCCCAACGGAAGAAGAGCGGCAGTTTAAATCTAAGTTTTCAGACAACCGCATAGGCTGGCGCGGGTTCCCTATCCGCTCGCAAGAGTCTGTTGATAAGTGGGACATTGACGATGAGGACGGCTCTATTCTTGGCGTATATCAGAACCCGCCGCCGAACTTTGATATGCGCTATATTCCGCGTGACAAGTTCCTGTTGTTTCGAGCTGACGCTCACAAGAACAACCCAGAAGGGCGCAGCGTTCTACGCGGGGCTTATATCTCTTATTATTACAAAAAGAAGATAACCACCTACGAGGCTATAGGAATCAGCCGCGACCTTGCAGGCTTGCCTGTTCTTGAGGTCCCGCTACAAATCCTAAGCAGCAGCGCAAGCAGCGGGGAAAAAGCCGTTCTTGCCTCGATGAAAAATATGATTCAGCGCGTTGGGCGCGATGAGTACGAGGGCTTGGTTATTCCAAGCGAGCAGCTGGCAGACGGCACGCCGAGCGGCTACAAGCTCAAGCTACTAAGCGCAGGCGGGCGGCGCCCCATTGACGTGAACGAAATCATTAAGCGGTACGAGTCGCGCATTGCGATGAGCATGCTTGGCGAGTTCATTCTGTTGGGCTCCGAGTCGGTGGGCTCGTTTGCTTTGGCCGATTCGAAAACAAGCCTTTTTAGTCAGGCTCTAGGTACTTACCTTGATTCAATATCGGCAGAGTTCAACAACCAGGCAATACCCAAGCTAATGCGGCTGAATGGATTTCAGGAAAAAGATTTTCCGAGGCTTGCCTATGACGACATCGAAGTACCTGCCCTTGGCGAGCTTACCGGCGCGTTATCTGGGCTTGTTGGCTCTGGCATCCTAACGCCGGATGACAAACTCGAGGAATACGTCAGGGAGCACGCAAACCTTCCGGCGGTTGATTCGATGAGCGCACGCATGGAACCAGAAGCGGACGCCTTAGAGATGACCGCCGATTCTATCAAGGCATACGGGGAGGATGAAGAAAATGAAAACGCATAACATCGCAGCACCGGAGGGCTTCCACTGGATGCAATACGAGGGCGGCCCGGTTTTAATGGTTGGCGAGTACGCGCCGCATGATGGCGCGGCTGAATCAGTGGCCTTTGAAGTCATTGACGAGCACAACCCCGACAGGCTGCCGCAAGCTGAGCCGGTAGAGCAAGGCGCGGAGTGGGATAAAATCTACAATGCGATTCTTGAGCGCACTGGAAACAAAGAGCTAGCAGCAGCAACGGCAACCGCCAGAGTAGGCAAAGACCAGGCAGAACCGGCACCGGTTCAAAAGCGGCGCCTCTTGTTCGTGGTCAGTCAACCGAGCAATTTAGACCGCGTCAGAAAATCGCAGCTTTGCGGCGTTGAGGGCCGAGTATTTAAAGAGCAATATTTAGAGCCGTTAGGGCTTGAGCGTTCAGATGTTGAAGTAATTGACATGAGCGAACTGGCCGAGCACCAAGAGGCGCAACCACTGGCGGTCATTGCGCTTGGCAAAGCGGCCCGGTTGGCACTTGGCAACGTGGCAGACTTTAGCTTGCCGCACCCGTGGAGCATTCGAAAGAGCGGCGATAAGCGGGGAGAGCTTGCGCGTAAGTTTAAGCGCATAGGCCAGCTTTTAGAAAAGCAACAAAGCTACCAGCCACCGCTTGGCGTTCAAGATGCGGCGGCGCGTGGGCTGATGCTTAGGGCTAAGCATAAGCGAGGCGGAACAGAGGTAGGCGTTGCGCGGGCTCGAGACCTGAAGAACGGGCGCCGCGTGTCGATTAATACAATCAAGCGGATGGTGGCTTATTTTACTCGCCACTATAAAGACCTGAACGCACCGGCAAACAGCAACCCCAAGGACAAGGACTACCCAGGCGCGGGGCTCGTGGCTTGGCTTCTTTGGGGAGGCGACCCCGGGCGGCGGTGGGCTGAGAAGATTGCGGCCCGGTACGAGCGGGAACAAGCGAAGAAAGCTGTTAACATCTACAAAGCAGACGACGCTAAGCGCATCGTTTACGGCGTGGTGCTAGACCCCTACATAGTAGATGCCCACGATGACTACCTAAGCCCGGCAGAAATTGAGACCACCAGCCACAACTTCATGGCATCAAGCCGGATGATTGGCCTTGACCACAACGGCGCCACAGGTGCCCAGGTTGTTGAGAGCTGGATTCAGCCTTATCCTAATAATGACGAGTACAAAAAAGCGGTAGCAGGTGAGCCCCACCAGGCAACCCGTACAGCCTTCGGCGATGACTTCATCCATTCAGGCTCTTGGGTTCTTGGCGTAAAGCTGAGCCCAGAGAACTGGGCGAAAGTTCAGGCCGGGGAGCTGAACGCTTTTAGCATTGGCGGCTTCGGCACCCGTGAAAGCATAGAAACGTCCGACATGCCCAAGGTTGAATTTATAAGTGGTTGACCGAATCTCCTAGATAGGCAATAATTCGAGCAGGTCGAGAATCTGACCTAGTAGACCCGAGCCAGGGCACAAATCACAAAAACCAGAAAGCGGGGCAGCTTAATGAGCAAGCGCCGGATTACTGCGCTTAAAGACGTTAAGACTCTCGAAGTCTCTCTCGTTGAAGCTGGCGCAAACATGAAAAAACGATTTCCAATTATGAAATCACGGAGCAACGCAATGGATGAAATCCTTGTTGAAGTGCTGAAAGCTGAGGGGCAGAGCGAAGCCGTCGAAAAGCTTGAAGGCCTTCTAAAGATGGAAATGCCAGACGACGCCAAGAAGGCAGTCATGGCAGCGATGAAACTTCTCGAAGCATATTCCGACATGATGCCAGTGGGCGAAGCTCTTGCAGCTTTGCGCAGCGCATCCGGCGAAGAAGAAGCCGAGCCCAAAGAGGCGATGGAAGAAGAAGCCGAAAAGATGAAAGAGGAAGAGGCCAAGAAAGAGGAGGAGTCAGACGAAGAGAAGCTGATGAAATCTCTGGGCGACCTTCCCGAAGCTGCTAAAGGCGCAATGCAAGCCATCTGGAAGCGCAACGAAGAGCTGGCTAAGAAACTCGAAGACCGAGAAAGCGAGTTAGGCGTTGAAATCGCCAAGCGCGCGCGTCGTGAGTATCTGGCAAAAGCTGAAAAAACGCTCTGCAACATCCCAGGCCACAGCCTTGAGGAAGTTGTTGATTTGATGATTGACGTAAAGGCGCGTGATAACGACTTAGGCGACCGCGTCGAGAAAGCCCTTGAAGCTGCAAGTGCAGCAATGCAGGGCGGGCCGCTTCTAGTTGAAGCTGGCCGCAATGTACCGGACATGAGCGCGGGCGACCCGTGGTCAAAAATCCAACAAATTGCAAAATCAGAAGTTGAAGCAAGC